AGAAAGTCTGAATCCATACATGAGATTGGTGGTAAAGATAATGATAGGAGACGTAAAGTACGTTCCCTTATCGCTTAGTTCAGCCATAGGAGGAATATAAGAATTACAAGAAACCAAAGTTTGGAATTCTTTAATATCTTTTCCCTCTAATGATTGTCCTAAGTCGTCTAATACCACAATGGGTTGGTTCTTATAACCGTCCCAATGGTCCGTATTGCATGAACGGGCATAGCAGAGCTCGTCTCTTTTGGTACCAGGGAAGAGTTGTGAAAGCGATGATATTAATTCCGCTAATCTACTACTCTTTCCCATGCCTGGTTGTCCAAATATCCCAATAACAAATGGTTCCATTCGGTCATGCCGAATCGAATCTTGTATTGGTGTATTGTGCAACCGATCATTATACACGAGATCTCCTTTGAGTCCACCTCGCGATGAGGAGAATTCAAAAGAAGCCTTTCCAGTCGGTAAGAAACCGTGATCGGGTTTGTAAAACCTGCTAACGATCTTCCCGAACTGGCGGCCCCGTTCACGAAGAGTGTCGATGACATCCTTCTGAAGGGGTTCCGGCTCCCGTGTTAATGTGGCTTGGTGGTCCAATAGAGACTCTTGTATGAAACTTTCAGGGACTTCCGCACACAACACTTTGGATTGTAACAGGGAGAAAAAGAGATCAATCTTTTTTTCCTTCGTTAAAGTTCCAAAGTATTTTGTGAACGCGGGGGGGACCATATCTATATGGGCCCCCTCGGGAAGCTCTTCTTGTTCCATACTAAGAGAAACATGCCGACATAGGGAATTCTTTAAACACTTGATGAGTTCGATCTCTGATTTAATACGAGCAGTATCGAAACTGCGGTATAAATGAATAAAAATCGTGGTTAGTTTGTTCCTTGATTCCCAAAAGTACCTATATTTCAAAGGTCTTTTCGGATCACGAACAAACGACCGCTGACGATATTTAAAATCAGCCATCTTCTTCATTCGAAGCGTTAATAAGAATGCCCAAGCCATCCGTAGACAATGTATAGTTCTCCTATAGTCTTTGAAGACCATAGGAAACACACCACACATGCTATCTAATGGAAGCCCGTG